ATGGAGACAAGCACTTGGTGCAGGGTTTGGTGTAGCAGAAAACACTAAAGATAAATGGAATGAACCAGATCCAGAGGCAATGTATGGAGCAAGATATCCATACAATCATGTAACACAATCAGAGAGCGGTCATCTTATTGAAATGGATGACACTCCGAGTAAGGAAAGATTACATTGGTATCATAGGTCAGGAACATTTACAGAAATAGGTTCTCTTGGTCACAGAATTACTAAGGTGGTTAGTGAAGACTTTAAGATTAATCTTATGAATGATTATCATAGGGTAGTTGGAAGTAAGTATGAGAACATTGCTGGGAAATTAGATATTGTTTCTCAGAAATATTTTCATAAGGTAAAATCTGGTGTGTTTAAAGTGGAGGCTCAGGGAGATATTATATTTGACAATCCTACTGCGGATTTTACAGTCAATTCTAGGGGTATTACTCTTGATGCAGCTGGTGGTGCTATTGTCATAAAAGGAAGAAGTGTTTCTATTGAAAAGGCGACAGCTGCAAGTACTGAAAATACTAAAGGGAGTGAAACTAAGAAAGTAGGAGGAAAATATTCTTTACGTTCTGGATCTATGGCCTTGTCATCTAGAGGAACTTCTGGAATTACTTCAGGTGGTGCTATCAATTTTACTGCTACTGATAATATTCAAGAATCTGTAATGAATTTGGTAGGTGGGGTGATGGGAGCTCCAGCCCGCTCATTCAAAGCTGCGTTTGGAGATATTTTATTTGAAACTACTCTTTTAGGGGGAGTTGATTTAAATGTTGGACCTGCGGGATTATTAGGATCTATTTCAATAAGTAAACTTGGAGAAATTACAATAAAGGGTGCTGGTGGATTATCAGAAATAACTTTAGGGTTTACGGGAATTGAATTATCATATATGGGATTGTCAACCATATCACTGGGACCTAGTGGAGTAGAGGTTTCTGGATTGAAAGCTACAGTGTCAGGAACGGTTTCTGCTGCACTTGAAGGTGTGACAGCAAGTGTAAAGGGAACTGCTACAACAAAGGTGGAGGGAGCTTTAGCAAATCTTGAAGCATCTGGAATAGCAACCGTTAAAGGTTCAGTAACAATGATTGGATAAAGGAAAATATTATGGGTGTACCAGTAGTGGTATTTGTAACAGCAAATTCAAATGATTCAAATACTGCCAATAGTTATGGTAAGGATCATTATGGTGAAGTATTTAATGACAAGGTTCCTCAATCTGGGAAATATGGAACTGACTCATCAACTCCTGAGGATTTGCGTGGAGAATTTCAAGTAGATGTATATAACTTGGAAAGGTCCATAACTGGTGTACAACATTTATATTCAAATGGTGATCCAATTGTTGGTTCTACCGTTTATAGTACTGCATATTCTACTCGGTCTACTTTAGGCACTTTCCCATTAGGAGGAGGTGGATTTGAACAAATGGAATTTAATACTGGAGATAATACTTCATCTATTTCGAGTCAAACATCTGGAGCTGGAACGTTTCATAATTATGTAGCATTTGCTAATACTGGAAATGGGAATAATATTAGTTATAGTGCAACTGGCGGGATAAATCCTACTGGTTCAGCAGGTACTTCACATGGGCCGACTACGGCATATAATAGTTCTACACCTTTTGCGAATATTGAATTTGATTGTTCACATACATCATGTTCATTGAAAGCATCATCTGGAATTATAGTTTGGACACCAACTGCGGGTGGAGGTCATGGGGGCTCAGCTGGTACGGCTCTTGCTAATAATGTAACTAAGGGAATTTTTGCTCCGGAGTATGTGGATACCTACAATCAAGAGCAGGAAAACTGGACGCATACTTTTTCACCTATAAACAGTGAGTCGCGAGGTGGAGGGTACACTCGGGCGGGATTCTTAGAGAGAGCGTGGAGTTCAAACGGTGCAGGAGAACTTACCACTTATACTGGTTATTATGGTGGCAGAGCTGAAATGTGGTATCCAGGATTATCATATTCAAATGAAACCCCTAGCGGAAGTATGGTAGAGTCTCATAGAGGCTCAATAATTTTTAAGGTTATGCCAGATACAGAACACACTATGACAGCAAATATGGTTACAACTACTGTAGGAGTATCAAGTATATCAGTTAGTGCGCATGGTTCTAGTATAGGTTCTAGTGGACCACAATCGGGTTCTCCTACATCATCTGGAGCCCCAATTGCTACACACTCACGGGTAACTGTTACTACTAGTGCTGCACATAAAATGACAGATACACAGAATCAAGTAGTAATTGCTGGAGGAACAAATATTACTCATGTAAATGGGTTATGGAATGTAGCAACAGTTCCTTCTACAACTTCATTTACCTATGATGTTCCATATAGTTCAGCCAGCACGACTTCTGTTACTGGAACTCTTACTTGTGTGACTTTTGATGGAATTGATAAAACAGGTGCAATAGTAAAATCTGGGTCTAGTGTAGTAGGAGAAATTGTACATGGAGGCAATGCTGGAAATAATAAAGTTATTTTAAGGGGGGATGTAAGTCTTAGTGGATCTCATACTATTCATTCTAATTCTACATCTACTTCAATAGCGACAGTTAATTTTACTGGAAGTCGAACATATAAATCAATGTTTCATGATGCTGGATTAGAATTAAATGAGACTACTGGAGCGATTACCAGTAATGGAACTTTTGATGGAATTAATGATAAAGGACTAAAACAATTAGATGGTTATTTTCCTAAGTATAAGAATGGGAGAGATTATGCAGTTAATCAAGCAAAAACGGATGGTACAATTTCACAAGCGCCTATTGCAGTAGGGGCTGATTCAGATATTGTAACTATTCATGGGGGTGATGGTGAACTTCCAAGTTCTGTATTTTTTAAATCTGTAATTTATGCAAATGGACATACAGCGAATGTAAAATATGCGACAGCATTAGGAAATTCCAGTGTTAAACCTTCTGTTTCAGTGGAGAATATCGCAACGATTTCAGGTCCTGATGAAGGAGCTGCTGGAGAAACATATTCATTAACTTATAATGATATACAGTTTCCGACACCAAATACTTCTTCATATTGGGCGCTGAAACGGGCAGACAGTTTGAGAATTATTGATCCTGATGACACTAGTTCTTCACCAGATATTTTAACATATGTGTCAACTGCTGAAATGTTTTATACACCAGTTCATTTTACAATAAGAGCGATGAAAAATTCTTCTCATTCTCCAACCGGTAGTTCAACTAAGACTATTAGTGGTTGGGGAACATATGAAAATGGAGAACACAATTATGTAGATGGAAGACTATACTTAAAGGTTTATAATAATACAGATGCGGATAGAGATGGTATAATAACAGTTTATGGAGATGCTAATAATGCAGACTCTGCCACGTCTGATAATTTTAATAGAAATGAAACCGCAAAAAAGATAGACAATGTTGCGGTGACTAATGAAGAATTTTTACAAAACAACTACTCTAACGGGAATTTTACCGTTATTAGTTCAGTTTAAAGGAGAATATTATGACAATGCCCGCATCAGTATCAGGAGATATGTCTTTAGGACATACAGGATTTAGCCCATCTCCTATTATACCAACAACTGCTACAGTTCTTGTAATGAATATGCCACCTCATGTTATGGGGGATATGATTGGACCTCATGTACTTGGAACTTCAGTTCATCCTGGTAGTATTATACAGACTTCCACTAAAGTTTTTTTTGCAAACAAGGGGGCGGCACGATTAATGGACAAGGGGAATTGCGGTGCGATGTTGATGGGATCTGGTAGTACAGTATTAATATCATAGGAGAATAATATGGCTTTAGAGTGGCAAAAACCAGGAGAATCTAAACCAGAAATGGTTAAGACATTAGAGGACCTTAAAGATGCAGCACATGAGGCAATTCGAGAACTAAAAGAAAGAAGAAAAAGGTTAAAGGAAAAACTCTCAGAGGACAAAGATGGCGAAATGGGAAAGTAAAACTCTAGCTGAAAGTGGTATTATAAAAGCAGTAGGAGAACAAGCTACTTCTGCTATTAATACTGTTAATTCTGTACTAGAATTAATTTCTGGTGGAGCAGAAATAGCAAAGAAGTTTCTTACTGCTTTAGGAAATCCTATGGCTGCAGCAATAGCTGCGCTTGCTGATCAAATAATTGCCGCTCTTAATGATTATAAAGAATTGGGATTTTTTGCTCTAGTTATCAATCCATTTGATGAAAATTATGGGGGGAAAATTAAAGGAGAATATGGACTTGAAATGGTTACAGATGATAATGGGAATCCATATTTTAAATCTAGTCAAGTAATGAATCCTGATTCTCCATTTGATGGATTTACATTTACTGTAAGTGAGAACTATAGAGAGACTTTAAATCTTGAAAATTTAACAGCTGCAGAAGGTGGTCCTTGGAGAGATAGATTAGGAAGAAGTAAAGAAATGAAGGGGTTTGTTCCACCAATTCCAAAAATTGTTACACCACCTAAATTTGTTCTTGGTGGATATGACCCCGCTACATGGACAGGAACTATTCAATCAGTAGATACTTTTCCTTCTCTTCCTGCTCCTGATTGTATAAAATTAATGGCAGACTCATTTGATGATGAGGGGGATATCCCAAAATATGAAGTTATTAATAAGACAGAACCTATTTCTAAAGGTCCATTTACAGAGGGTGGAGGAGCAGTTTCTACTTATGATCCCCTTAAAGATTATACTATTCCTCTTTTTAAATCCGCAAATACACAACTAACAACCGCAGAAAGAGTCCCATTAACCAGACAGATTCAATCTGGTAGACCGAATTATTTGGGAAGTCCAGGAGTTAAAGTTTCAGCTCTTGCTATTGTAGTTGCAGCTTCTGATTTCCAAGAATTTATCGATGCATTTAAATCTTTGGGTAGTTTCTTAGGGAAAGGTGTTCCAGATTTAAGTAAAATAACAGATGCACTTGAAGACTTATTGACTCCTGACCCTATTGCTCTTACGATTGAAGTTAATACAACTTATGGAACATTTGCAGAAGGGGATGTTATTAAAGGAGATGATTCAGGAACAGTAGGAAAGGTTTCAAAAGTTATAAGTGCGGAAGCTTCTATTAGAACTAGAACAATTTATACTTTACAAAATGATGAATTTGGGGATCTTAATAAAATAGTTAAAGAAGTAATTGATACTAATAATCCTGTCATTTGGGAGGATACAAAAATAGAATATCAACCCCTTTGGGATCCGACAAATCGTTTTATTCCTGGAGAAAAGGTATATCAAGCAGAAGAAAAAGTTAGAGACAATCCAGATGGGACATCGACAAAATATTATAGAATTATAGGAAGTCAATATAAGAATAATGTACTTGGAATGAATTTTGGCAGAGCTGATTTTACTAGTGAAGATTCTCTTCCAAAATATGGACACATTAAGGGAATAGATGCAATTGCCCCAAATTCAATTCCACCAGATTTCTTTTCTATTAAAGCGGCGGAATTGGTTCCTGGATATACTGATTTCTTTGATGGTCTTATAGAAATGGCTAATGGTCTAAAAGGATTTGCTGTAGAGACTTCAGAGTTTATAGATGCATTAATTGATGTTATAGATGACTTGATTGAATTCTTTGAAGAGTTGGTGGCTAAGATTACTGCTTTCTTAGAATTTTTCACAAAAGGACTTCCACCAACTGGAATTTATATGCTTGGAATTACTACTACTGCTGGCAATGATGCAATAAAGACTGCATTAACAAGTTCAGACAATTCACCTCCTGAATCATTGAAATATAGTGGTGGAGTTCTTTTGGTATCAGTTGAAATTAATGGGGTTGACCCCTTGGTTACTTTTGGGGGGTTATTAGGATTAGATTTTGAATCAGTTGGATAGACTAACTAAATAAATACAATAGAGGAAAAATGCCTACTTATACTAAAGGATTTAAGGACATAGATTTAGATTTTACTGCTAACCCCGTTACTGGAGATGTGGTTACAGTTAAAGATTCTGTGTCAGTAAAAAGAGGAATTAAAAACATTCTTCTGACAGAAGAAGGTGAAAGACTCATGCAACCAGAACTTGGTTCTGGTATTAGAAATATGCTTTTTGAGCAGATGACAGATCTCAATGCTCAAAGATTAGAGACTGAAATAGTATCAGCGATTGAAGCATGGGAAGCAAGAGCTCAAATTATAGCAATTGTTGTTACACCAGAAGAAGAATATAATCGCTACAGGGTTGCCGTTACTTTTAGAATTATTAATGAACTTGAGGAGCAAGAACTGGAGCTATTTCTACAAAGAGAGAGATAACAGAATATGTCTGATGTTGCTTCAAAACTCAAAGTATCTGAATTAGATTTTGATACTATAAAAACTAATCTAAAAAACTTCCTGAGTGATCAAAATGAATTATCTGACTACAACTTTGATGGGTCAGCTATGTCTGTCCTTTTGGACTTGCTTGCCTATAATACACATTACAATGCATTTTATTTGAACATGATTGTAAATGAGATGTTTCTTGATACAGCATCTATTCGCAATTCTGTAGTATCAAGAGCAAAACATCTTGGCTATACTCCATTATCTGTTAGGGGAGCAAGGGCTTATGTGGATCTTACAATTACTCCAGCAGATACTCCCGCAACCATTGTTGTTGAAAAAGATACACAATTTTCATCTACGATAAATGGAATTAGTTATATATTTGCTACAGCTAATTCTACTACAGTTAATGTAAATTCTAATGGAGTATACACTACAGCAAATGTAGAGTTGTCACAAGGCATTCCACTTACTCATCGTTATACAGCAAATACTCAAGATCCTGACCAGAAATTTGTGTTACCAAATGCTAACACAGATACTAGTACTCTAACAGTAAGAATACAAACTTCAGCTACAAGTTCAAATCTTTATGCTTATGCTCTTGCAAATGATACAACAACAGTCAACTCTACAGCTAATACATATTGGTTAGAAGAATCTGAAGATGGAAAATATGAGGTAGTATTCGGAGATGGGGTTGTTGGTAGGAAGCCAATTACTGGTAATATTGTTTTACTTTCCTCATTGGTTGCGGATTCTACAGAAACTAATGGAGCAAAAACCTTTTCTGCAGTTAGCGATGTTGGTGGATATTCTAATGTAGCAATTTCTACAAGAACAGTAGCATCTGGTGGTTCAGATAGAGATTCAATTTCTAAAATTAAGTTTAATGCACCAAGAAATTATCAAGCACAAAATAGAGCAGTAACTATTAATGATTATATAAGAATTTTACAAAGAGATTATCCTGCTGCTGAATCTGTTATTGCATGGGGTGGAGAAACAAGTGACCCGCCAGTTTATGGGAAGGTATATATTGCGATAAAGCCTGCATCTGGACTTACTCTTTCTACTGCGACAAAAAATTATATTAAAGATACAGTTCTTGGAAAAAGAAATGTAGTTTCTATTACTCCAGAAATTCAAAATCCAGATTATATGTATGTGACAGTAGATTCAACTGTTAAATATGATTCTACAAAAACTACAAAATCTGCTGAAACGATTAAATCAACAATTTCAAATACCATATATCAATATGGGGTAGATAATCTTGAGAATTTCTCGAATGAATTTAGGTATTCTCCTATGGTGAAAAAAATTGATGAAACTGAATCATCTATTGAAAGTAGCTTAACAACAGTAAAACTTAAACGGTCTTTTACTCCA